ACAAATAGAAAAAGATGAGGTTATAAACGATATTATTATCCTAGAATCTTAAAACTATATCATTTTTTAGCCATATAAAATATACTAATGGCAAATAAAAATAGTATAGATATGAAAAATATAGTTTGGTTTGATTTAGAAACCACTGGAATAAGCACGGCATCAGATCGTATCATTGAAATTTGTATGATAAAAACAGATTTTGATGGAAAAGAATTAGATTCTTATCATTCGTTAGTTAATCCTGGAAATGTAGAAATGCGAGCTGAGGCTGAAGATAAACATGGAATTTCTATGGAGATGCTAAAGGATCAACCTACCTTTGAAATGATAGCTTCAGAAGTAAATGATTTTATTGGTGATTGCGATCTAGGTGGATATAATGCATTATTCTTTGATGTACCTTTCTTATGTGAAGAGTTTATGAGATGTGGTATTGTTTTCAGTCATAGAAATAGAGCAGTAATGGATCCTTTCCTTATCTACAGTAATTATGAAAAAAGAGATTTAACTAATGCTTATAAAAAGTATACAGGAAAATCTTTGGAGGGTGCACATAGAGCCGAAGCTGATGTTAGAGCTACAATGGAAATCTTTCAAAAACAAAGAGAGTTATACGAAATGCCACAAACTGCATCAGAGATTGATAAAGAAGTAAATACTCGTAGAGCAGATCAAGTAGATTTAGGAGGTAAATTAAAATTTGCAGAAATAAACGGAAAAAGAACTATCGTTTTTAACTTTGGAAAAAATAAAGGAAAGCCTTTTAAAGAAGTTTATGAAATGGATGCTAGATATATTGATTGGATTATTGACAAAGGTGAATTCTCTAAAGAACTTAAAGTTATCTGTAGAAAGCTGGTAGAAAAATTTAAAGCTGAAGAAAATAAAAATATAGAAATGCCATACTAATCTTTCAGAAACACAGAAAGCTTGTTATAATTATAATATACTAAACATAAAGATAAGATGATTAAAAGATTAGAAAATTACAGCATGAATGGAACCAGCTTCCACGGCCATCACTTTTTCGCTACTAAAGATGATCTTGAAAAAGTATGTGGTAAAGTAATGTACACTGATGGAGACATTAAAGAAAAAACTCAAAATGAGTGGGAGATGGCTACAGAAGACGGAGTACACTTTACTATTTATGATTGGAAAGAATACCGAGAATACAGTAGAGATGAAATGATTGAATGGCATATAGGAACAGAAAATAGGTTTGGTTCTTTAAAAGCATATGAAGCTTTAAAAAGAGCATTT